GCCGTTCCGGTTGCTGAAAAGGAACATGCTTCGCACGCCGCGGCGGAGCTTTCGAGCGTTGTTTATGGCCTGGCGCAGCGTTGGGGTCCACACAATCACCCGGTCCTTGTCGCTTTTGCTCACATGGACGTGGATGCCGTCCTCTTGAATCTGGTCCAGCCGGATCGCCAGCAGATCGGATTTGCGTAACGCGGTAAGGTACGCCACGTCCATGAACGCGGCATAGGGCTGCCCAGCGAACTCACGGAAGGCGCAATATTCGTCAGTGGTCACATATCGCTTGCGCGGCTTTTCCTTGTTCTTTTCGAGACCCCGGCAGGGGTTGAAGCCGCCCAGACCCCAACGGCTGGCCTTCTTGTATGCGTGGCTGAGCAGCGCCAATTCGCGGTTGGCTGCCACGGGAGGCCTGGCGTCCATGTACTCGAATATCAACTCGGCGGTAAGCTCTTTCGCTGGAATGTGTCCAAGCCCGAGTTTCAGGAACTTGCCCTGTATCAAGTTGCCCTTCAGGGTCGAGGCCGCTTTCTGAGGCGCCACTTCGAGCAGGTAGCGGTCGAGCATGTCCCCAACGGTGTGGACGTGCTTGCGCGTGGTGTCAGTCAGCTTGCCGTACTGCGCCATCGCCTCGGCATAGTTGCGGCCCAGGTTGATCCACTTGCCGGTGCTTGCATCCGCTAGGTAGTACGTCCCACTGCGCAGGTACATGCGCTGTGGCAAGTGCTGGTGAGCCTTGCGTCGTCTACCCATGCTTGCCGCCTTGTATCGCCGCGAGATTGACCTTGTGCTGCTTTTGCGCCGCCTTTCCTGATGGTGCCAGCCTGTCCAGTTCTGCACGCCTGACCAGCGGCCAGCCCAGTCTGTTGACAATGAATTGCACGCCCATGTCGAGCAGCGCTTGGCGCTGCTCGGCTTTGCGTCGGTAACACGTCAGCTGCTGAATCTCGTCGCTGGTCAGGAACTCGGTCTGCATTACTGCTGCACTCCAAGCGGTTCACTGTTCATCGGCGTGCGGTACTCGTTGCCGCCCTCGATGGAACCCAGGTTCTCCAGGCCCCGGATCTCGTTCGGCGACAGCCAGCCCCATTCGCGGCCAATACGATATGCCTCATAACGCGCCTTGATGTCGCCACGCAGCAGGCCCTCGGCGTTATGCTCGATCACATGTGTTCGCTTGCCGTCCTCAGACAGCAGTGCCGCATTCATCGCCTGTTCGATGCGTACCAGCCACGGGCGCAAGGTGTGGACCACCAGGTGCCGAGACTGCTCGGTAATGTTGCTGTAGGTGGCATCGGTCAAAATGCCGATCGCTGGCGGAGGCACGCGGTAGATGCGTGCCACATCCTCAAGGGTCAGCCGCTTGGATTCGATGAACTGCGCGTCTTCGTGCGTCATCGTTAACGGTTTCCACTGCATGCCTTCTTCCAGCACCAGCACTTTCCACGAGTTGCCTGAACCGCTGAATTTACCTTCGAATGACTCCCGGATATGCGTGATCTGTTCTAAGGTCAGCTTGCTGGGATGTTCCAATGCTCCCGACAGCGTGGTGCCGTTTTTATAGAAAGTGCCCTCGTGCTGCTGTTGCGCCTGGGCGATACCGATAGTCTCGCGGGCGATACTGATCGGTGACAGGCCAGTGCCTCCGTCCTTGCTTCGATAGCGCAGGTGCAAGATTTCGTCCTGGGTGTAGACACGGGTCCCACTTTCATGTGCCACCTTGTACCGCAGGCGGCCATTCTGCAGACGTTCAACTATCACGTGATGCGGTGGTATCGGCAATAACTCACGCACCGCACCAGCGCTGTCAACGCGTTTGATGGCGAAGGCGTTGCCGGTCAACAGACAGGCTGCCGCGAATTGCTCACGGAACTCGAATGCTGTCTGAACCTGGTTGGCTTGATCGTGCAGTACTGTGTAGAGCGGGTGATTGGTGTCGACCTCTTTGCTGCCGTCCGCCAGGATCCGGTAAGGTGCCAGCGGTAGGCTGGCAACCGACTCACTGATCAGTTGCACGCACGCATGCACCGCCGGAATGCCGGTTGCGGTGTCTTCTGATACGAATTGCCCAGTGCTGTTGTCGCGTAGTCCCATCATCTCCGCCAGATACGGATCTCGGCTACTGGTGCGCTTTTCAAAAAAACGAGATAGCCATTTCATCGGCATGTCTCCAGGTAACGCAACGCCAGGGCCAAGCGATGATGCAACACAGGCATGCGGCGCTTTGCCACGCTGGTGTCAGGATATGCGGGATCCGCTGTGACAGTGATTTCGTGCAGGTCGATATCCAGTAAATCGCGTTCGACGCCATCGGTTCCATTGCGCCACTCGTCGCCGCCCTCAGGAACACGGAACGCGAAGCTCGCGCCGGCTACGTCTCCGCGCTCGACCAACACCGCCAGGTCCTTGCCGACACTAGTCTCTGGTAGATCGATCTCGAATCGCAGGCCGCGTTGGTCTTCTGTCAGTCGTAGCGTGCCTGCACCTACACGTCCCAGCACGCTGGCGCGGTCGTGGTCGTACAGCGCCCTGATGGAATCAGCTGCTTTGAGAGAACGAGCAAAAGCGCCAGGCCGTACCCGTTCGACAAAGCCGCCAAGGTCATGCGAGGGCGCGTTAAACACAGCGGCATAACCCTCCAGGCGGCCCGGTGAGGTCGCCCGAAGTTCAACCGCTGTTCTGCGCTCCAACATGTCCATCAGCTTGCGTCCACATCCTCGGCAATGGCGAAGGATTCCGGATGCCGCACCGCAACGTCGCAATCTTGCAGCGCGTTGATCAGCACGCCGCCCCGCGAATAAACCGAAGTCTCGTAGGGATTGACCAGGATGTCGACTGCGCTCCAGTAACCGATCAGTAGGTCGGCCCAGTTGCCGAAAATCAGTGCCGACAGGTCGGTGCCGGTGCCTTTGGTCAGGTTGTCCGGGACGTGCGTCGATTGGGCCAGGCTGTAGCCAGCCAGGTTGTTTATGCCCTCCATCAGCATGGTGGAATCGGTGCTGGCCACGCGCACGGTATTGCGCATCTTGGCAACGACATTAGGGGAGGTCATCCAGCCCAACGAACCCATCAGTGCGTTGTCGTTCTGCATGGTGCTGATGAATTCCAAGACCTTGGCCCAGGTTGGCGCACCGCCATCTGTGCCGTGACTGATAGCAGACGTGCCGGAGACGTTCAGGATACCGGTCGGCTTGTTGCTGGTTCCGTCGCCGTTAATCGCCTGATTGTCGATCTCGGTTGCGAGTACATTGGCCAGGTCGCGGCGTACCATCGCTTCGACGGCAGGCACCGCATTAATCAGCATACGGCGGCTGTACTGCACCATCGCGCCGACAGTGGTCGGAGACATGGTGACAGCATCAAAGTCGTGGTTGGACTCAGTGACAGCGCCATGCTCTGCAACCCAGTAGGCGGTTGCGGCCTGAGTGAGGCGAGGTATCGACTGATCACCTACAAGGCCCGACATGATGGTTGCACCCAGGCTACCTACTTGCAGGTTCGCACGCAGCATGTCGATCATCATGTCGGCACGGTGCTGGGTCGGAACCAGTTCGCTGCCTTGCGTGGTGGTGGTCGCGGCGCGGGTCTCGAATACTTCGTGCGGTACGAAGAAGCCAGAAGCACTGCGACCGCTGCGGTGAGCGATCTCCGCGCTGATTTCGAACTCTCGGCCAGCATCCACACTGCGCGGCTCCAACTGTGCGGCGATGGCCTTGGTAACGCTAAAGTTACGGCATGCGTCCTCAAATGTACCGTCATGTCCGGGCCGAAGGGTTTGCCCGGGCATGCTACGTTCGGCATCGGCGATCACCTGGGCCCGCTCAAGCTGGTTGTCCAAGCTGGACAGCTTTCCACGCAGTTCGTCGAACTTTTTCTGCTCGGCGTCGTTCAAGTCGCGGTCGTCATTCGCGGCCGCTTCAGTCAGGTTGCGCATTTCGGCCACTGTGGTGGAACGGCGCTCTTGCAAGGTTTGCTTGTTCATCAGGAATTTTCCTTTTGTCCACTTGGGGGACCCGACAGCAGAATTGCTGCCGGGCTCGGCCGCCGTCTCCCGACGTGAGCCTAAAACTTTCAATGTAACGGTCCTTCTGCATAGGGCAGTTCGGCATCTTCAATCTTGTCGATAGCCTTCTGGAGGTCGCTTATCAGGTGGCGTGCCTGAGCCTTGGTCAGCGCAACAAACCGGCTTGGTAGAGCCTCGCTAATAAGCTGCATGGGACTTGTCAGGTAATAGAGCTTGAACAAGATAATTCCGTGACTTTGAATCGGTCTGGTGTGCCAACTAGCCACAGGAAAAACTGCGGTTTCTTCAGTTATTTCTTGAATCCCTGACATCACGATATTCCCGCAAAACCCGTTGAATAAGCTCACCACCCTCGTAAAAGAAAAAACCAGGTACGTGTCCGTTCGCTACACCGGTAATCTGTTGCACGGTTCTCTCAATTGGGCGTGCCTTTGGTGTTCCTGGGTTGGCGATAAAGGCTGCAATTGCGGCCCTGTCTGCAACCAGACCACGAACAATCGTGTCCTGTTGTCCTGATTCTTTTACGTGAAAAAGAAGCATCGGATCTTCATCGGCAATATCAGCCGGTAATTTCGCGATTTTTTCGCCTCGTTCCACCATAAATTCCACGATACGGGTGCACGCTGATGGTTTGTAACCTGCGCGGTTGAGATCCCAAAGTGTCGCTAAGGCCACGCAGTTGGCGAGCGAATACTTTCTGGCCTTTCCCCTGCCGCCTGTTTTCTGTCCTGCTTCTATGCCTGGTACATGGCCACGTCCGATCCAGGCGTCGTAAATCTTCTTGTCTTGCGCAGGCAAAATGGACTCAACAACGCGCCACGGCATCCGCTGGTCGAAATACTCGGCTTTGCTGATCATGGACAAGAGAATACTACACACGTGGCAAAAAGCAATGTTCTTCGCGTGTAGAAAAATGCCTGCCGCGCCTCCCAAGAGGTTGGAGATAAAAGCCGCAGGCTGTCGGGGTTTTTCAATGCGCGGGCACTCGCCGACTAATCCCGCTGCAGGGGTGCGATCAACGTCCAAAGCTGATTACCCCTCGCGCTGAATAAACGGATTCCTCTTTCGGTGGTTCTCGGTGGTACAGCCCGACAGCCATCACGAGCGCAATCAGCGCGTCGACGCGGTCGTATGACTTAGCCTTGTCCAGCTTTCTGGCTCCGGCTGGATCCTGGACGGCTACCGCATTCGAGGCGCACCAGGTCAGCACGGGATTCCCGTCGTGCATCAAGTGTTGGTTGAGAATCGAGGATTCCAGCGAATCGACCGCTGGTCCCATGTCTTTGAATCCCTGACCCCAGGGAACTAGCTTGATGTCGATGCCCTCATCGCCGAGCATTTTCATCAAGTCCTCAATTCGCCAGCGGTCATAAGCGATAGCCTGGATGTCGAACTGTGCCGCCAGCTCCCCGAGGGTGTGCACCACAAAGGCCCGGTCAATAGCGCGACCAGGTGTTGGGGTTATGTGGCCATCACGCGCCCATAGCGGGTATGGCACCCGGTCGCGGGTTTCTCTCTCGTCCAGGTTGTCACCTGGGACCCAGGCCCAGGTGAACGTCTGCAGGGTGCCGTCATTCAGCGGAAACACCAGCACCAGGCTGGTTAAATCGGTGGTGCTGGACAAGTCCAGCCCGCCCCAGCAGGGCCGGCCGCGCATGTCGGCGAGCTCTAGTTTTCGTTCGCATGCCAGCCAGTCAGGGGCATTGATAAATCGCGCTTCGGTAGCAACCGGCTGGTTCAGGTAAAGCAGGCGAAACGCCGCCTCTCGAGCCGGCAGTCGTTTTGCCTGCGCAGCTGCTGCCCTGAACTCATCCAGACTCCGGAAGTCACCCAGCGCAGGGTTGCATGCGTGCCAGGTTTTTTCGTCCCACGGATCCGCATCCAGCGGGGCGCTGTAGATGGTGGCGTGGAATGTCGGATCCTGGTGTGATCCTGCCAGGATAGATTCGCCATACCTCACCTGCTCACTCATCACGCTGTGTGGGTCGGCGGACTGTGTGCTGATGGTGATAAACAGCGGCTCAGCCCGGGCCCCCGTACTGGTCACCAGTGCGTCCCAAAGTTCACGCCCTCGCCATTGCGCCAGCTCGTCGGCGACGATGAACGAAGGGCTCAAGCCATGCGCCTTCTTGCCATCGCTGGACAAGGCCCTGTAGGTGCTTGCCGTCTGAGTGTCCTCGATTTCTTTCACGAATTCGCGGAACACCAGCCGGTCAGCCAGGTGTTTATTGCCCAGCGCAAACGCTTTCATCTCGTTGTAGATCAGCGCCGCCTGTGCCCGGTCGGCTGCCGCGCTGACCACCTGGCCGCGCTGCTCGGCTTCCGGTCCACACAGATGGCAAAGGGCGAGGGCGGCTGCCAGGGCGGTTTTCCCCTGCTTTCGTGGGATGGTCAGCAGGGCGTTCCGGACAACGCGCCGGCCGCCTTCCTCGTGGTAAATCGACTCGATGATGTTGCGCTGCCAGTCGCGCACCTTGAGCTGCCTGCCGGCGTGTGCACCGCTGGTGATCTGCAGTGACTCGATGAAACTCACCACGTTTTCAGCGCGGGCGCCGGTGTATTCCAGGGCCTCAGGTACAGGCACGGTGACGTCCGCCTCGAACAGGCGGAATTGCCCCGTATCTGGCTTGGCTATTTTCGCTGGCTTTGCGCCTGGCCCCCTGAGTCCCATTTCGAAACTAACTCACAAAAGCGA